GCGACCCCGAAACTTGGAGATTAGCAAACCCCGGCTATGGTGACTTGAACGCGCCTAGCGATTTTGGAAGCGCGGTGAAACGTACACCCGAACCACAGTTTCGTACGAAGCGATGCAACCAGTGGGTGAGTAGCGCGTTGAGCTGGTTACCTGCCGGCGCGTGGGAGAAATGCGAACAAACGTTCGAACCGTCACCCGATGACGAAATTGTGCTTGCTTTTGATGGTTCGTTCAGTGGCGATGCTTCCGTGGTGGTTGGTGCTGTTGTCCCGCAGGGTGACGAGCCGGTGAAAGTGTTTTTGGTGAAAGCGTGGGAGAAAGATTTAGAAAACGACGACGACACCTGGCGGGTGGATATTGCTGACGTTGAGCAGACAATTCTTGACTTTTGCAAACAGTTTCCAAAAGTGCGTGAGGTGGCGTGCGACCCTTTTAGGTGGCAGCGCAGCATGATGGTTCTTGAGGAACAGGGCGTGCCGATTATCGAATGGCCCTCAACTTCAGCCCGTCGTATGGTTCCGGCCTGCGCGAAATTTTATGACGCTGTTGTCGAGGAACGCCTAGTGCAAGACGGAAATCCGGTATTGGCCCGCCACCTTGCCAACGCGGTAACAAAAGTTGACAATCTGGGGCCACGAATTGTGAAAGAAAACAGGCACAGCCCGCGCAAGATTGACGGGGCCGTGGCAGCGGTTCTGGCAGTTGATAGAGCTACGGTGGGTAGAATAGAAGAAGTCGTACCTCAGTTCTTTGGATAGGTGATATGTCAACGATTTTGCAAGTAGCCGGGGCGGTAACGATTACGGCAGGTGTTGCGGTTCTTTTTATGCCCGCCGGCCTGATAGTAGGTGGCGCTTTCATGGTCGCCATCGGATATGCGCTAGGACGATAAATGGTATTCAACAAACTTTTTGAAACGCGGGCTGTCAGTTTTCAGAACGTATTTGAGTCAGGCGACTCGCTGGCGTTCGAAAACGAGTCAGGCACAAACATAAACAGCAAAACTGTCTTTCAAGTCAATGCTGTTTTTTCGGCGATAAGCCTAATCGCTGACACAATAAGCACGCTACCAATCGAAGCGTATGTCAGGACGGATGAACAGCGGCAGCTCTACACACCGCGACCAGCATGGGTGACCCAGCCAGATATTGACTTACCCCGTGAAGCTTTTTACAGCGCCGTGATAACTTCTCTGCTACTTGATGGAAACGCTTATATCCGCATCTTTAGCAATCAGCGCGGCGAGGTTGTCAACCTAGTTGTATTGAACCCCACTCAGGTTGACGTGAAACGTAACGGCCTGGGGCGGTTGATGTTTACGGTTGAGGGCGAAAAGAAACCCCTCACCGCAGATGAAATAATCTTCATCCCCGACGTGGTTCGCCCTGGCAACGTCAAGGGTGTGGCGCGCGTTGAGGTTTTGAAAGAGAACTTCGGATTGGCTCTTGCTTTGGAAAAGTTCGCGGCGACTTTTTTTGGGCAGGGCACAAACCTGACGGGCGTGATTGAGTTCCCTGGCAACTTGACAGCCGAGCAGGCTTCTAACCTGGCGTTAGGGTTTGACAAACGACACCGCGGGTGGCGCAAAGGCCACCGTACCGGCGTGCTGAGTGGCGGGGCAACATTCAAAGCAACACAAACCGACCCCGAAAAATCACAGGTTATCGAAGCGCGGCACATGGCTGTCGAAGATGTGGCGCGTGCTTTCAACGTACCCCCACACTTATTGGCCCTGCCTGGTACGAACAGCTACGCGAGCGTCGAGCAGACAAATCTAGCCTGGGTTACCCACGGCCTGAGGCCTATCATCACAAAGATAGAAAGCTCGCTTAGCCCACTGCTCAGCAGGTACCCGAACGGCGAAAACGCTTTTATTAAGTTTAAGCTTGACGGTTTGTTGCGCGCAGATATACAGGCGCGGATGAGCGCTTACAGCACGGGGCTGCAGTCAGGGTTCCTGACAATCAATGACGTGCGCGTACTTGAGGATTTGCGGGCGATTGATGATGTGGCTGCTGACACTGTTCGTGTGCCGTTGGCGAACGTGAACATTGACGCAGCTGACCTGAAGGCCCGCGGGGAGAAGGTCAAGATGGCACAGGCTTTGGTCTATGCAGGCTACGACCCTGCCGAGGTTCTTTCTGCGATGGAGCTTCCGGCCATTGAACACACAGGCCTTCCCAGCTCGCAGCTGCAACAGGTTGCACAAATTGACCCGGCAAACCCTGAGTCTGTTTACGAGGTTGAGTAATGCCTATCCTCAATGCACAATACCTTATCGCAGAAGATACGCGGGTTTTGATTGCTTCTGCCGACAACATGGCGCAAGACATTATCGTTCACGAAGCTGACCATTCGCAGTCTAAAATTGTTTTTCTAGGTAACGAAACGGTAACCGGGTCTAACGGTTTGCATCTACACGATGGCGGAACGATTCACCTAACACTGCGACCTAACGATAAACTTTACGCATACTCAACCGCTGGTGACCCGACGCTTCATGTCTTGCCGATACAGAAGAACGACTGATGCCATATTTCATTTCTGATAGACATCCTGACTGCGAGGCCTGGGCGGTTGTAAAGGAGGGCGGCGCATTGGTGAGCTGTCAAGCAACTAAAGATGCAGCGATTGCGCAAATGGTTGCGGTCAGCCTTGAAGAAAATATGGAACCCGGCGGTACTTACGAGGGTGAATTTCGTGCTTTGCCCGACAACTACCGGCCCGCAACGTCAGACGACGTACCCGAAGGTCGTGCGTGCGGCAACTGCATATTTTTCAATGAGGACAAACTCGATGATGAAGGCCGTGCCTATTGCGAAAAGTGGAGCGAGTACGTGGGTGGGGGACAGTATTGCAACGCCTGGCAACCCAATGAGGCAAACCGCGCCGCGCCAGACGAATTAGCCGTGAACGACTTTGTATCTTGGAAAAGCAGCGGGGGCACGGCCCGCGGGCGCATTGAGCGCATCGTACAAGATGGACAGATTGATGTACCGAATAGCAGTTTTGTTGTAAACGGAACGCCTGACGACCCAGCCGCATTGATTGTGGTGTGGCGCGAAGGCGACGAAGGGTATAACGCAACTGATGTGAAGGTTGGTCACCGATTTACTTCACTGACAAAGATAAACAGTTTGAGGTCTTACACTGAAGTTCGTGCGGTAAATCTTGAACCGCCGGCTTATATGAAAGCTGCGGCGCGACAGGGTTTGAAGTATTACGAAGACGGTATGGCTGGTGATGGTTTGGTTGAACGTACTGTGCGTGAAGCACGAGCTATGGTAAACGGGACAGTTACCGCTGACAAGTGGGTGCGCCTTGCAGCATGGATTGCACGGCACGAGGCCGACCTTGACGCGCCTGCCGCTAACCCCGACAACGAGGACTATCCTTCGCCCGGTGTTGTTGCTCACTTATTGTGGGGTTCTGGGCCGTCCAAGCGGGCCGCTATGCGGGCTAAAGAATATGCGATGGGTGTAGTTGCTAGAATTGAAGAAGAAAATGAAGGCCGGGCGAAAGGTGAAGCCGTGAGCAAAATGGAAACAAGAGTCAGCGCAACTACTTATGAGGTGCGTGAAACCGAAAATGGGATGCAGTTTACTGGCTACGCCGCAGTATTCAATTCCGACAGCGAGCCACTACCGTTCACCGAACGCATCGCGCCTGGGGCATTCATCAGGTCTTTGAAGTCGCGTAACGACATCAAGCTTTTGTGGAACCATGACACAGGCGCAGTGCTAGGCAGCAGCAGGGCCGGGACTGTTGTTCTGACAGAAGATGACCGCGGGTTGCGGGTTACCGCAGATTTGCCTAACACCACCACGGGGCGTGACACCGCGGAGCTTTTGCGCCGTGGAGATGTTGACGCTATGAGCTTCGGATTTACCGTGCCAAAGGGCGGCGACCAGTGGAGCGATGATGGGCGAGAGCGCACACTAAACGAAGTACGCTTGCACGAAGTAAGCATCGTAGCCTTCCCCGCTTACACCAGCACAGCGGGTACAACTACTGTACGCGGCCTTGACAAGATTGCTGAGCGGGCAAACGTAGACATTGACGCTTTGGCTGACGCTTTGCTAAAGCTTGAGAGCGGTGACGACATTACACACGATGACCGCAAACTCTTGAATACTGTGATGGACGAGCTAACGCCCGCCGAGCAGGTAACTAACGCAACACCACAGGGCGACTTCGATATGCTTGCCTTGAAAAAGAAAAAGCTCGCACTCCTGAAAGGTCTGTAATGGCTAACCGCGCAGAAATTATCAACGCAATCATGAAGGTTGCAGGCAACCCCGAAAGCGGGAATATAAAACAGTTGGCTCCGGCTTTTGCCGATGCTATTATCCGGCTTGATGAAACTCCGGCGGCAGTCAGTGATGACAAAAAAGCAAAGCCGGTTGCTAAAGAAACCCGCATCATAGAGGCGCAAGAAACGCGCTAGGACGGGTCAGCCCCCCGCGTAACCCCTTTCACGCGGGGGGCTTTGGCTTGCCCGTGGTAGCTGGTTAGCTTACGCGGCGTGCGTTGAGCGCCTCTTGTTCGGCTTTCTCGCTTGCCCAAAAGTCCTCAAAGTTGCCGCAGTCAATGTTGAACTCAAGGTAAATCAACTGCGATTCCAGTAGGGCTGTCTGTGCTTTGCGCAGGGCAACAAACTCGCGGAGCTTGGCAATATCTTCTGCGGCCCGCTCGGCGTTCACGGGGTAGCCGCCACCTGGCAGGCTATACGAGGTGTTCAGGTCGCTCTTGGCTTCCCAAGTTTTGTGCTGTGCCATACGGTAGGTTTCGGCGTTCGCTTGGGTCGCTTTCGTTATTTCTTTGGTGTTCATTTTTGGTTCCTTTCGGTAGGTGGGTGCTGCTGTTGTAAACAACTATACACTAATCCAAACCTAATGCAACCCCAAACCAGAAAATGATTGACAGCTTGTTCGGTACAATTTTTACACCGGAACCGTGAGTCAACTCTGCCGGCAAACAAACCCGCTAGCTGAGCGTCAACGCCGCTGCAAACAAACAACAAAGGAGAACACATTGTCTGAGTTCGTAAAGAGCCAGCAAGAAGTTCGCGCAAACCTGACCGAGCAAATCCGCGATGTTATCGAGGGTGCCGAGGCAGATAAGCGCGGTCTTGACGCTGCAGAACTTGAAAAGATTGACCGTATCGAAAGCGATATCCGTCGTTCCGATGAGGCCATCGCAGTTGCAACCCGCAACGAAGAACGCCGCAACGAAGCAGCCGAGGCTGCGCGCGGCTTCACCCCCGCAGAGGAGCGCAGCGATACCGCTGACATCTTCCGCGCGATGTACCGTGGCGAAGTGCGTGGACACGAGTTCATGCCAAACGCTGAAAAGCGCGCCACGCTCGTTGGTTCCGCAAACACTGTGCCCGTGGACTTCCTGGAGCAGGTTTACCTCCTGGCCCGTCAGGTTGGCCCCATGCTCGATGTGTCTGATGTTATCCAGCGTTCATCTGGAAACGACCTTCGCATTCCGATAATGACCGCTTACTCGTCAGCCGCACAGGTTGCCGAGGGTGCCGCTATTAGCGACTCCGAGCCAACTTTCAGCTCGGTGCTTTTGCAGCCATTCAAGCAGGCATTCATCGTGAAAATTGCGAACGAGCTTCTTGATGACGCAGGGTTCAACATTCAGGCAACTATCGCCGAGCAAGCTGGTAACGCAATCGGAACGCAGGTCAACTCGTTGGCTACTGTTGGTACCGGTTCAAGCGAAACCGAGGGTGTAGTTGTTGCGTCTGGCCTGGGTGTAACTGCCGCCTCTGCAAGCGCTATCACCGCTGACGAACTCATCGAACTCGCTTACTCCACTGATGGGGCTGTCCGCCGACTTCCTGGCGCTGGCTTCATGGCGAACGGCAGCACCATTGCTGCTATCCGTAAGCTGAAAGACGGCAGCGGCGCTTACATCTACGACCCACAGGTCGGCGGCCCTGACCGTCTGCTCGGGTACGAGATGACTGAGAACGTTGCGATGGCCGACATTGCTACTGATGAGAAGACTGTTTTGTTCGGTCACTTCCCCAGCTACAAACTGGTCACCACCGGACTCGAAGTTGCAACCTCAACGGATGCTTACTTCGCCAACGACGTTACCGCGTACCGTTTCGTTTACCGTTTCGACGGCAAGCTGACGCACGCTGGTCACGTGAAGCACTTGGTTCAGGCATAGCCTGACCCGAAAAGGTTGCCCCCCTGGTTGTAGGTTCCAGGGGGGCTTCCCTTTTTACTTAGGCTGTGGCGAGCCTGTAGGTGCGCACTTTCATATGGGGCACTCTTAGCTCTCTGCCGGCGCTCGCCAAACGGTATCCCGCTTCAGCAAGTGCCGTAGTCACGTCTGCCTTGTTCATGTGGCCATCTGTGCGCTCAACGAATGCGTTGTTGTTTATTACGCGCACGGTGCCCCAGTCGAATTCTGCAATTACGTTGGTTGTGTTGGTCATGGTTTCCCTTTCGTGTTGCTCGTGATTTCGATTGACAGGATGCGGTCGATGCCGACTCGGCGGATGGCATCGAACAGGCTGTCGAGGTCGTCGAACGACCCTCCGCGTGTTACTTCATAGCCCATGAAAGAGTCGAGCTGTACGACCTGGACTTGAATTTTGTCGGTGTTCATTGGTTTCCCTTTCGTTGCTGTTGTAAATAACTATACAGCAATCCAGGGCTACCGCAACTCCGTCAGTAAAAAAGTTTCAAACAACCCGAACAGGTAGAATAGGAGCTGGAGGTAACACATGGCCATCAGTAACGGCTACGCCACACTCGACGAAGTAAAAAACGCGCTGCGCATACCGCTGACCGATACCGTTGACGACAGCTTGCTCGAAACATCTATCGAAGCTGCAAGCCGCGAAATAGACGGATACTGCGAACGGGTGTTTTACGACGTAGGAACAATAACCCGCGTATATACGCCCGAAGATAATTTTCTGACACAGGTTGAAGATGTGCGCACTATTACGACGCTAAAAACTTCCTCTATGGGTGACGGTGTTTACGACGTAACCTGGGCGACAACTGACTACCAGCTTGAACCCTTGAACGGAACCATCGGCGGAATTGAAACACCCGCAACCCGCATACGCGCAATCGGTGACTATGTGTTCCCGATTTACGAACCACGCAACATCAACGCCGGTGAAGCGGCGGTGCAAGTTGTAGGCGAGTTTGGTTACGCGACAACACCTATTGCAATCAAGCAAGCTGCAATCCTGTACTCGCTTCGCCAATTCAAAAGATATGACTCTCCCCTGGGTGTGGCAGGTTTCGGCGACATGGGCCTTATCAGGGTTGGCCGATTTGACCCAGACATTG